GGAAAAGAATTGGCTTTAGGGTGGGAAGATTACAACGAATATGAAGTTGTTGAGGTGAGAAATATTGATGACTCTTCGGTAACCGAAAAAAATATCACTGTGAAGCATAAATAATGCATATGCTGTCCTATCGGCATGACGGGGATAAAATAAAAATTAAGGAGTGGTATTATGGCTAAATATACAATAATGATGAGTTGCGGTCACGAAGACACGGTAGAATTATTTGGCAAAGAAAAAGAAAGGGATAGGAAAATAGAATATTTCAAATCATGCGGGTTATGCAAAGAATGTTATAAGAAAAAAATTGAGGAAGAAGCTAAGAAGGAAGGGCTTGTTTTTAACGCATCTGTATTGCCATACATTGATCAGGACGATGGCAGCATCCTTTTGTCTGTATGGTTTAGTGGGTATACAAAGCCACATAAAGATGATATTAAAGCTTTGGGTGGTTATGTATGGAGCGAAAGAAGATCGGCAGATGATTGGTATTCTTTTTCGTCATTTGATAAGTGCTGGAACAAGGTTATAAAGTTAAAAGATTTAGAAGAAGAAACTATCAAAGCTGTGTCTATCGGAGCTGAAAATACAGTATCCGACAAAGGCTTGTTTGCTATGGTGCATTATCAAATTGCTTTAAAACAGCAAAAAAAATGGATTGAGCAAAAAGAAAAAATTGATGCGATAGAAAAACCGATTGTCCCGGAAGTATTAAAGGGATGTACCTGGAATCAAAAAATTTATGGAAAAGCCGGGAATTACTCTATATATCCAAACGGTGATAAGACATTGATTACAGACGATCAAGCAGAAGAAATCAGAAATTATTTAGAATTAAAGGAAGAATATAAGAAGAAAGTTGAGGAAATTAAAAATGCGTAGAAGTCACGAAGGGTTAAGAGGAATAATGAAAAGTGATTATTTGGACTCCCAGAAGAATTGAAAGAATTTAACTATTATTATCCGGACGCAGAAATAAGACAAGCAAAAAGGACAGATCTTAGATCTATCCTTTGCTGGCGATATAATACTTGCTTGCTTTTCAATCCATGTCTGCCGGAATTGCTGGCAGAACCGCACATCAAAGCATCCATCGAGTGCGATAACATTATAATAGCACACTTTTAAACATATGTAAACATCAAAATAAGCTGTCCTACCGGCTATACGGGGAGAAGGAGAAAGACTATGGCAGAACTTAAGGAACTTAGAAAATTTATGAATCTCACACAGAAAGAACTTGCAGAGAAAACCGGAATGAATATCCGACAAATACAAAAGCTCGAAAAAGGAGAAATTGACATTAATAACATTACTGCCAAAAATGCACAGGCTTTATCCAGCGCTCTTGGATGCAGTGTTGAAGAAATGCTGACATTAGACTTAAATATTTTTACCGATGATGCGAAACAGTCATTGAAAGATGGAGAATTAGATTTGAGGGATCTCCTAAGAATGGACAAGTATCAGAAAATCAAAAAACTCAGCAAGATTGGAAGCTTTGAAAATACCTTTTGCGAAAATTACAAATGGATTCCGGAATCACTGTTTGACAAGTTAATGCCGGATGAACTTGCAAATCTTGTTGATAACTTTTACGACTGTTATAGTTCTGGAAAAAATGCAAGATAAAAGGATAAGCACTTAGCTTATCCTTATTTAGTAGCAATTAAAGCTACTTCTAATATTTCAACCCTTGTCTGCCGGAATTGCTGACAGAACCGCACATCAAAGCGTCCATTGAGTGCGACAACATTAATGTTTTGCATTAAAGTTACTGTTAATATTTCAATCTGCGAAACTGTGATTTGCTCAGTTTCCACAATGCAGAGCATCATCTGCATTGGACACCTTTACCATAGCATATATTTGTTAATATGTAAAGGTGTCTATCCAATTTATCTTACACAATCTCAGCAATAAACTTATCCGCCGCCACTCCAATAACTCCTGCATATCCATCCTGACCACCACCGCGTTGATTGTCTACCTGTGCTGGATAGAATGATGTATTGTTAATGTCTGATACGCAGTATTTGACATACTTATATTTATATCCTGCTGGAGTGAGGTATTCCATCTCTATTGCCTGGATCGGTGATCCATCTCCTACAACACCGTTGTCAAGATCATTTGTGTTGTAAGACTGGCTAAATATAATATATGGCAGCCATCCGCTCGCTTCCGTGTACACTCTTACTTTTATAGATCCTTTAGTTACTCTAAATCCAAGATACCGGAGTGGTAGTCCATCTCCTGCCCCAACCCAGTCTGTGGCATTTTTAACTTCCGGCCACCACTGATCAGTATAACCTACGGAGTAGATATCTACTTTTCCAAGTTCTTTTAATCCGCCAGTTCCCGGCACAACAGAGTCTTCCGGTCTCGGCTTAGATACGTCCGTTGCTCCGGATACTGCTTTTTTATCAATTCCTTCTGCGATCAGCTGCGCAATTCCTCTTGCTGTTAAATTTCCGTATCTTCCGGCATCGCCTGCGTTGTCACAAAACATCGTCTCTACAATCATTGCTGGCATTGCAGATTCTCTGAGATCGTGGTATCCAGTGTTAAATTTCTTTCCGCGATTGTAATATCCTTTTGTTTTAAAGTTTTTGCAAATCTGATCAGCAATCTGATTCATATCTACGTTGGATGCATCATACATCCAACATTCCACGCCGTTTCCACTTCCATCCGCAGATGCATTCATGTGCAGTGTAACGTAGACATCGCAGGCATTTGCATTTGCCTTATTTGTCCCCTCAGCAAGCTCTGCACCGACATTATTTGCGTTGGAGTTACAATCAATTACTGCATGCCCTTTTGCCTCCAACATAGGCTTTAATTCCGTGTAGATCTTCCGTACCTCTGCCTGCTCATCTAAAATCCCCATTGCTCCTTTGCAATATGGAGAGTGTCCACCTCTTAAACCGATTTTCATATTCTGTTTCCTTTCTGTGCGATACCGCACTACATATCAAATTTAATATTTTCCCATTTTTTATAAGCATCGAAGTACATCTCATTTTTGTCTCCATTGTAAGTGATCTCATAATACATACCATCACTTACTGGAGTGCTGAGTAATGCTTTGTGATTTTGTAATGTTTTGCAGTACCAGACTACGAATACATCATTCACAGTCATATTACCCGTCTGATCTGTTTTATCCTTATTTTTGTTAAAGTATTCTGCGACTTTTGCTTTGCAAATGTTTAAAAATTCTTGACTTCCCATATTCTTTCTCCTTCCTGCTTTTTAAGCAAAAGAGGGCGATTACTCGCCCTCTGAATCATTTTCCCTTAATTGCAATAATACATTTTTTAATTTTTCCGGTATCGGAGCCATAACAGCTGCATTTTCCAACAAACTAATACCCTCATTCGCGATATAAAACATTATCACTACTTCTCGCAGAGGAACGGTATCATTTAATAATTTTTGTATTGCAAATGCTACTGCAATCACGATAAACATTGTTATTTTTTTAAGCAATCCCTTGAACCCGATCTCTGATGAGAGCTGATTTTGATGCACTGCTTTTAAAATACCTGTCGCATAGTCAACTATAGCTAAAAATAGGATCGTTTTTAACAAAATGTCCCACCCTCCGAGCCAGTATACGATAACTCCTCCTACCGCACCGATTACCATACTTAAGTTGTTAAATAATTTTTCCATGTTCTTCTTCAATTCCCTCACTTTCCTTTCTTTTCCCCTTTAGGAGCTGACTGGCAGCACATAACTCCTAAGCATTTTACTCTGCCAATGCTTTTTCTGTTTTTTTCCTCCACAGATTGGGTACATCTTCCAGCTTCCATGCCTGCTTTGTGTCTGGATTCATGATTTTGTTTTTGATCTTGTCCACATAAAAAGCCACCATTATGCCATACCTCCTTCTGCCATTGTTCCAACGATTTCCGCAAGTTCTGCAATTGCTCCGTCCTGGGTCTGCTGCCCCTTCTCCAGGTTTGTTACACTCTCTTTCAGGCTCTTCTCACTCAGGACAACTGTGATAACATCTCTTCTTACGCCTTCTTCAGAGAGGTATTCCAGTTCCTGGTCTTTGGTAATCTTTAAGATCTTTAAATCTTCATATCCAACTAATACCTGTTCTGTCTCATCCTGTTCGTTTAGCACTTCAATCCGCTTGGTATTCTGCGGATTCAACAATAAGTCTTCTACTTCTTTTAAGGTTTTTCCCGCAGGAATAAAGCTTAATGTAAGCATTCCTTTTGTAAATGGATCTACACCATTTACAGTCAATTCAAATTTTTCTGTTCCAAATTTTACTTTTTCCATATTTTCCCCTTTCTTCCTATCTGCCATATACGATACATCCACAAACGTATTCCGTTTGAGTCGTGATTGTATCTTGTGAAGTTACCGAATATTGTTCTGTACCTGGATACAATCTCACCATTAACGACTTCGAACTCGTAGATGGAATTGAGTGCATAATATTGTATTTTGGTTTATACGCAGGTGGAATTTTGCCAAATGTGTATCCTATACCTTGTCCTGTAATTCCTTTTCCTTTTTCCAATGTTCCATCATATCTTATTTCTACCAATTTTGCATTGTATCGGTAATAAAAATTTATTCCAATTGCGCTTCCCAAAGATGACCATCCCGACCATTTCCCCTCGTTATTTAATTTAGTTATTTCTTGTTGCATTGTGTATACCAATGCGCTGGTCGGCACTTTGTTTGTGCTGTTGGTTTGTTGATTTGACATCATGCTTTTGGTTACCGCATTTGCCAACTCTGTTTTTACAGAATTGATTGCAGCAACAATATTTGTCTTTGTCGTTGTGGTAAGCTGGGATAAAGTTCCTATTTTTTCGTCTACTTTTTGTATATCATTCGCGATTTTGCCTGATATATATTTGTTATAAAAATATTTCAATCCATCGAGCGATAAATATTTCCTTTACTTTTTTCCTCCTTAGCCTTGAAACAATGCATCAATCTCCTCATTTGAAATCTGCTCTACATTTGCATCTGATCCAGCAGGTCCCTGCGGTCCCATTGGTCCCGTTTCTCCTCTTTCACCTTTTAATCCTTGTGGTCCCTGCGGTCCTGTTTCTCCTCTTTCTCCTTTAGCTCCTGCCGGGCCTTGTAAACCCTGTTCTCCTTTGGCTCCAGCTGGCCCTGCCGGTCCAGCAGCCCCCTGCAATCCCTGCGGTCCTTGTGGTCCTGTTAATCCAGTAGCTCCGGAGAGATCCGTGATATATGTATAGGACTCTGCCCCTTTCATATACAGTTTTGCATTGTCTTCATCTTGTACGTTTCCGGTGTCAATTACAACAAATTGTCCCGTTTTTACTCCGTCTGTTGCAAATCCTTTATTCATTTCCGTTATAGATGTAAATGTTTTGGCGATTTTAAATGCTTCGCCTGCCGGTCCTTGCGGTCCTTGTGCTCCCTGCTCTCCTTTAGCTCCAGCCGGTCCCGCTGGTCCTACTGGTCCTTGTGGTCCTGTTGCTCCAGCATCCCCTTTTTCCCCTTTAAATTCTCCTGTTTTAATTGCTTCGTCAAGTGTTTTGCCATTATAAGTTACATCTGTCGAAACTACTTTTTCTGTTTTTTTCCGGAAAGATCCGTTTGTCCATTCCTTAATCTTATCAATAACGTGTGTCAATCCATTTAAGTCTAAGAATTTTGCCATAATCTTTATTCTCCTTCTATCTCTTCAATCATTTTCCTTTTAATTTTTACCATTTCTTCTGTTGTAATTGCTCCTGCGGCATGTATTCCATTTAGATACGCAAGAGTCGAAATGAGCAATGCTCCTTTCTTGTCAAAATACTTATGAGCAAACCTTCTTTGATATATTTTCTTTTTAAATTCGGAAATCATTTTTATCCCGGCTTCTTCATAATTCATTTTGATCTCTCCTTAAAATAAACTGTCAATTTCTTCGTTGCTGATAACTTCATTGCCAGCTCCTGCTTCCAGTTCTACGATTTTCTCTTCTACTGTTTTTCCCTCTTTTAGTTGCACGCTTTCCGCCATGCATAGTGGATAGTTCCCATTATTTTTTGTGGATAAAGTATTTACGATTACAACTCCACCTTCGATACTTTGTGCCATGCCTTAACCTCCTTATTTTACTGTCACTGCCGTTGATCCAAGTCCTGCGTTTACAGATACCCAAATATCATAATTTTGAGTATGTCCTGATGCGTTTGTAAATGATAGTGTCTTAAGCTTCTTAAATCCACCATCAAAACCGCCTACATTAAACGTAGGAGTTCCAAAAGAGGAAGGTATTGCATACACTATCTTTTCGCCTTCTCCAGCGTTCACCGTAAAGCTCCTTGTTCTTCCCGATGCAAGTGCAGATCCTTCCAGCGCAAGAATATCTGCATTTTCCAGCTGCTCTTTGTTGCTTTTGCCCCAATATACTTTTGGCTGGAATGTAATTCCTACTGTTCTTGTTACGATTGCATCTCTTTCATCTGTTACAGTCAGCACAATGTTTGTGTTTGTTTTGATTGCTTTTCCGGTGTAATTTTTCTTTCTAAGGCTGTTGTTTAAAACCTCTTCGTTTTCTGATCCGAATTTAATTTTCTGCGTTTTTGGTTCCTTACTCAAAGTCCATACAACATCTGTCGCCGCTACTGTTGCTCCAATCTCATTACTACTATTCGTGGCTGTCATGCTGTTAATTGTAATTTTCTTATAGTTTAAATCATCCACAATCTTTTTGTATTCGTCCGTAAAGTCATTTTTTGATAGACCTTTCCCTTCCTCTTGCCGTACATATCTTTCATCGTTTTTCTGTACTAAGTGTGCAAGACCTTCCTGATCCAGATACTTTTTTCCTCCTGCTAATACAGCAGCTGCTGTTGCTTTTTGCTTTGTCATTTTTCTATTCTCCTTTCATAATTTCATCAATTTCTTGATTTGTGATGCTTGTTACATCTCCACCTCCTGAAGGGAGCCTGATCTTAGATCCAATACCCTTCTTCTTCGACATTAATTGCAACTCATTTCCTTCTAATTCTATGTCATCTGCTTTTGTATCCAATTCCGAAATAATCTGACGCAATAAATCTTGTTCATCCGGAGCATCATAATCTTTCGGTTTGGCTCTCTTCTTTACTTCTATTTCCGCTTCATAAGTTGTTTTTCCAAAATTCGGCGCAGTTACATAAACATAAACTATTATGTTTTTCCCTGCTCTCAACAATTCATTTGGGATTTTCGCGGTTATATCTCCGTCTTTTACCGTCCCAATCACAATCGGCGCTTCATTTTCGCCGCGTAGAGCAAAGTGTACTTCTATTGTTTCTGTTTGGATTTCAAGACCTGTGAGCAATACCTCTTGGCCGTAATCCCATTGCTTTAAGCTTTCTTTTGCATATTCTTCTGTTTTGCAATTAATTACAATCACATGCTCACCTCACTTGCAAGGGCATCAATCTCTTCGTTAGTAATTTCAATAGGATCAAATTTTTCAATTTTTCTCAGTGCTTCTATCAGTGCCTTATAATCGTCTGAAGAAGTGATACTCGATTGCATAATTTTATTCTCGCTCACCTCTATTTTGAATTTGAATGTCGTAATATTCTTATTTGCGCTTAAAACTTGTATTTGCCCTAGTGTATTCCCTATTTCTGCCAGCATCTGATCTGTAAGCTCAAATGTTATGCAATTGCTACTTAAAATAGTTGCATCAGTATAAGTCTCTTTTCCGCTTGGTTTTTTGCAATATATTCTTGCTCTTCCATCTATGTCTGTTATTCCTGCAATGTGACATCGCACGCTTCTTCCGCTATCTGCTTGCACCGCTTGGATAGTTGGAATAATGCCTTCCCGTCTTATGTCCATCTCCAATACTGTCGTCGCTTCCATTTTTCTCCTTTCTTATCCCGGAATCCATCTTAGCAATATTGCTCCTCCGGTTCCCCCGCCTCCTCCACCGCCGGTTCCTCCCGGATAGCGGAGAACTCGATCCCACGGATAGTTGTAGTAGGAGGTGACTCCAATCTCTTGGCCAGTCTGATCTCCGGTCTGCCCTCCTACGATTCCACCAAACTCATTTTGGCTTGCCTGGACAACTTGTCCATTTCCGATATGCATAGCAGTATGATTCTGGATATTTAATAAAACATCTCCCTTTATCATCCCGCCTCCGCTTTGTATGTCTACGCTTGATGTAACATCTGTAAATCCACATGCGATAAATACATCGTACATATTCCCCGTATAAGTTGCTCCTCCGCTTTTAACCGGCACTCCTGCATTTTCCCATGCTTGAATCAGCAGTGAAGAACAGTCATAATCAGGTCCCCAACGATTCCCTTGATCGTATCCGTGGCTATTATCATTTGCAATCTGCAATGCCCATTCGACTGCTGCATTGATTTTCTCTGCCGCTCCAGAATACTGCGATAAATAATCATACCAGTAGCGAGCCTGCTGCCTTCGCTCCTGTTCTACTTCCACACCTGCTCGCTCAAAATTTTTGAGAAATGCAGATGCTAGATATTCGGGAGATTCGCCGCTTACCTTAAACTGGTCAAAGGTTAAAGGATATGCCCCAGTTGGAATCCACTGCCCGGCCGGAACCGTTACTGAATCAATCCAGGTAAGCTGCCCATTTGGATCTGTGATTCCGTATCCGTTTGCCCCTGCCCAGTTGGTGTAGTTGGTTGCCGGTGTCCATTGTACCAATCCAAAACCTCCAGCATAGTTTCCTTCCTGGAGGCTTTGCCAAATTCCTGGATTAATATTGGACTCGCTTTGCATGTTCCCACACAATCCTGCGATTGCATTTAAGCTCCAACCTCTCGCTTCCAGGAATGCAAGCACCTCTTGTGCATTCCCTTGCATTTGTGACATCTGCAAATAAAAATTACCTATTGTCCAAGCCCTTAAAATGCACCTTCTTTCGTTACTCCACCTATTAAAATTCCTTTATCAAATTTTAAATGCGTTCCATTTGAAAATACTGCCGTTCCAGTTTTTCCTTCTCCGGCAGCTGTCGTTATTTTTTTTGCGGTTATATGCATCTGCTCTTTCGCTGCCAATGTCATAGATCCATCTTTTTTCAAATGGATCGCAGAGTTTATTCCTCCATAACTTTGTAAATATATTCCGTCTTCTCTGTACTCTATAAGTCCACAAAGCTCACCTTTTTCATTTTCTGTATAAATCTTTCCTTGCCAAATTGTTACAGCTCGCCCTTCTCCGTCAGCGCTTTTTATTCGTCCTCTCGACAAAATTCCAGAATTGTCCATTAATGTCATTGTATTATTTTGACCATCGAGCATCTTGAAAACTCCTGACTTGTTATCAAGTCCACCTATTTCCAAGACACCACCTCGTATGCGATCAGCTAACATTGTCCCGGCAACAATATAGTCTGCAAAGAATCCTTTCCCAGTTCCAAACGTGGACCAGTTCCAGCTTCCATCTGGATTTTTTGAATCTGCAATCATAAGTCCCATGCTTCCCCAACACATTGCTCCATAGGTTTCGCTGTCCGGATCAATGTCTTCCGCCAAAAATGCTTTTTGTGCAGTCTTATGCGCCTTGCTGCTTTGGATCTGCATTTGTGTCTTCACTCCGTCCAGTATACCTTGCACTTGCTCTCCGGCAACGCTACCGTTTGGCCGGATTACACTCTCCACCCAATTCGTCATGCTCGACACATCATCAAAATAGTCGTACTTAAAGTCTCCCAACTCTACATCTACTACTTTTTTCTGGATGGAATCATAAGTCAGCTTAATCACTCTTGCATCCGTTGTAATATCCAACTTTTTGTGCCTGCAATGTACCGTGTCTCCGATCTGTACCTCTTCCAAATCCTGCACATCTTTGTACAGTTCTGTATCTTTCAGCAGCACGAGATCTATATCTAAGTTTATTTTCGGCTTATCTATCCCCAGTTCATATTGTTCTTTGCACTTTTCTGTCAATGCTTTTTTCAACTCTTCTTTGGTTTTGCAGACGATCACCCCATTCTTTTCATCATCCTCGGAAGCATCTTCTGCCATTTTTACATCCTCAAAACTCATTACTGCATAATGGATTGTCGGATATTTTTGGATCAGTGGAGAATCTATCCACAGCTCATTTCCCTCAATCATGTGTCCATTGTAGGCTTTCGGAATAATCCTTGTCACAACTTCTCTGATGTCCACATCTTCTTTCATTCCATCCTGTGCAATATTTTTCCCATATAAGATTTCCATTCCTCTGTTTTGTCCTACATGGTCATTTATTGTAATGGTGTAATTATCAAAAAGAATCTCACCGCCCCAGCGATTTATAAAAGAGTTTTCGTCTTCCCCATTAACCGCTTCGATGAGATTCTTTGTCATGTAATATGCTGTTGATAGATTTTTAATATTAGATTTCCCGGTATATTTTTTGTTTGGAGCTGTCATTAAATCAAGTGCCTGCTGACCAGTTTTGTTTGTCGGCCGAATATCCAACAAAAAGCAGTCATCCTTTGCATCCATAAAGATCGGTTCCATCTCTGCTTCAATTCCTACGTCTGATTTTTCCTTCTTTTTTATCCGGAAGAGTTGGTCTCCATTAAATGACGGCATCTTTACAACCGCATTCTCTTCAATGTATTTCCATCGCCCCTCATCATCAATCGGATGACTCAATATGCCTCTCCAGCTCCCATTTAGTATCACTTCCACTTCTGCTGTGGTAGGCATCAGAGGCATGTCGCCGTTGTTCTCGTAATTTGTATTCTCCGGCTTATAAATTTGTATCCTTATAAGCACCTCCAATTCGGTATTACTTTTAATCCAAACCCCTGTGTGATCCGGATCATGTTCTCTCCTTCTTCCAAATACAGATCTTCGTAATCTCCTTTGACGGATACATTTTCCAGTTTTCCATCCTGGCGATATGTCAGCATCCTATTTGTATCAATGATCAAATGTCCGTTTACGTTGGCAATCATATTTTTATCATTTACAGCAAGGGTGCATTCTCCAACTCCTATGATTTTATAAATCGGCATGCATTCGTAATATGGATTGTACTCCACCTCTGCGACAGAATGTTCCAACGCCCCATCTCTCCGATATTGGTATCCTGCACATGTAAAATCCACATCAAACTCGCCAGACTCTTTTACCTTTCTTTCAGCCGCGTTTATTTTAATATGTTTCACTAGATAAAAATACTCTTCATTATCGCTTAATATCAGCCTGTGGTCATTCTTCTGTAAGAGCCACTTCCTTACATTTCTCAATCTTTCCTGCCAGTTTTCATGGTCTACAAAGGTAAACGGTACGTTGATCACAATATCTTTTACTTTTTTCGTTTCCCGAAAGAGAGATCCATCTCTTCCGGGTATGTTAATTTCCTCATATTCAAATTCCGGAGACGGGATACTCGGTCTCTCTCTTACAAGTACCCCAAGCTCCATATTCCTTCTTCTGTTAATTTCGATTTGATACCTTTAATACCCCCTTGCTCTGCGTCCTGCTTTCTGTGCACTTCCAATTCCTGCCTGGGCGGTTTTTACGATGTAGCTGTCAAAATTCTTGTTTCCGATCTGTACATTCACGTCATTGTTTAGGTTAATGCTCATTCCTCCCGTTTCCGCAAGGAGTGACTGACTTCCCATTCCATCACTGATTGTTCTTGCCACGCGGCCCACCGCATCTGATATCTTATAAACATTTCTGTCAAGTCCTTTGACCATACCGTCAATAAAATCCGGCATCCATGTTTCGTAATCCCGTAATGGGCCTTCATCCGGCCGTGAGAAGTGGAGGAGCGATCTGATCTTATCTGCAATTCCTTCGATTGTGTTAATGATTCCTTTTACTCCTGACATGATTCCTTCTTTTAGGCCTTCAATAAAATCTGAACCCCATTCCCATGCACTTGAGATAACACCATCAATGATGTCTCCGACTTTATCAAAAATTCCCCGGATCATATCTGGGATAGACGAAATCGCGTTTGAAATTCCATCTTTCATAGCCTTGAATCCATTTACCGCTGCATCTTTCGTGTTGCTTACAAGATCAGAAACTGTTGTTTTGATCCCATTCCAGATATTTGATGCAGCATTCTTTGTTTCATTCCAAATCGCAGAAACTGTATTTTTCAATGCTTCAAATCTGATTTTTACGGCATTTACAATACCTTCCACTAAAGATGTGACAATCTGCTCAATGCCGCTCCAGAATTTCTGCGCCGCCTCTTGCATATTGCTCCATATCTTTTCTGCGTCCTCTCTCAGCTTATCAAAATCCCCGAGAACTAAATCAATGAGTAACAGCACCGGTCCTAGTATCGCATTTTTAATCAGTTCCCATGCTCCTGCTGCCGCAGTTTTGATTCCGTCCCAAATTCCGGATAAAGTTGTTTTCAAATTTTCAAACATCTGAGAAATGTATGTTGCAAGCGCGTTTATGATCGGATTTGCCATCATGGCTGTCCAGATCTCTTCAAACTTTGTTTTTATGCTTGTCCATATACCGTTCCACCATTCCGGAATCCCCTGGAAGAAACTTACCGTATTGTTCCATGCCTCCGGGATTGTCTCTGTAAAAAATTTTACGATCGCATCCCAAGCCGCGAAAAATCCTTTTTTCACAGCATCCCAAACAGCATTGACAGCATCCCGGAACCATTCGCATTTGTTATACAATACAACCAATACCGCTACGATTGCTGTTATGACCGCGATCACCGGATGCGCCATGATCAATCCAAACAAACTTTTTACAAGTCCTTTCATTTTTGTGATCATTTTCATGATCGTTCCACCCTCTCCGGATATTTTCGACATCGCACCGGTTATGGCGGAAATTCCGGTTGATATTTTCCCGATCACTATGAGCAGTGGTCCGATTGCTGCTACCAGAATCCCGATAATTACAATCGCCTGCTGCACTCCTTCCGGAAGCGCGGAAAATTTATTCACGAGATTCGTGATAATCTCTGCCAACTTTTGGATAATTGGAGCCAGCGTATCTCCTATCTGTATTCCAGCTGTCTCTAGCGATCCTTTTAACTCTTCGATTGCTCTGGATCCATCTCCCATCTGAGAGTTGGCCAAACGCTGTGCTGCCTCTTGATCGTTTGTTGCTTTAATGTACTTTTGTAGTCCTTTTTCACCGCTGTCCATAAGCACAGTGGCTGCTCTCATGGCATCAGATCCAAAAATGGTAGATAGTGCAGCATCTCTGGACGCTGTATCCAATCCGCCTAACTTGTCTTGTAACTCTTGCGCCATTTCAGTCGCACCAAGTAATTGCCCGCTCGAATCTCTTGTTTTTAATCCTAGATCTTCGATCATGTCTGCAGCTTTATCAGATGCTGGTGCTGCCAATTTCTGTAGCATTACTTTTAAAGATGTTCCTGCATCGCTTCCTTCAATTCCCGCATCTGCAAAACGTCCCAGTACAGCAGTCGTTTCTTGTATTGTCCATCCTGCATTTTTCGCGCCTGAAGAACACTGTGCCAGTGCCTGTGTAAGAGGCTCAACATCTGTTGAGGATGCTGCTGCCGCTCCAGCTAATGCATTGGCTGCCTCTGCGGATTTGTTTGCTTCCAGTCCAAAAGCTCCCATCGCTTGTACAACTACATTCGCTGCGTCTCCCAGTCCCATTCCAGATGATGCCGCAAGATCCATTGTAGTCTGTAATGCTCCTGCTTTGATGTCAGCTTCTGTCAAGCCACCTTTTGCAAGTTCTGTAATCGCGTTTCCAGCTTCCGTTGCCGAAAAAATGGTATCCTGACCAGTTTTAATTGCCAGTTGCCGTAACTCTTCCATTTCTGACATCGGTTTGTCTAGCGCACCTGCTGCCTGGCTCATTGCATCCTCAAAATTATTAGCCATAGAGACAGATGCAACTCCAATTCCTCCGAGTGCTCCAGTGAGTGGAAGCATCTTCTTTCCTGCTGCCGTTGCTTTTTCTCCAACTTTTCCAGTTACCGCGGATACCTTTGCAAGATCAGCGTTTGCACTTCCGACCTCTTTTCGCAAAGCTTTATACTCATTTGTTGTTTCAACGATTTCTCTTTGCAGCGCATCCATTCCTTCTGGACTGATCGGATGCCCAAACTCTTCGTCTACCTGCTTTTTCTTCTGTTTTAATTCTTCCAGACTCTTCGTGGATTCTTCTACTTTTGTGCTTAACTCTTTATATTCTTCTGTGTCAATTTCTCCGGCTTCTTCCATAGACTTCATTTTTTTCTTTAATGTGTCTAGCTTACCGTTGGTCTTCTCAATTTCTTGCTGGATAGGTGTATATGCCTGCTTCCAGGCATCGTAATTTCCAGCCGTTTTTGCCGCCTGTTCACTCGCCTGTTTCAAGGTCTTTAACCGTGTCTCGGTTTCTTGTATAGATTGTTGCAAGAGCTTCTGTTTTTGATTCAGTAACTCCGTATTCGTGGGATCCAGTTTTAATAGCTTATTGACATCTCGCAACGATGACTGCACTCCATAAAGTTTTTTATCTACACCATCCAGAGCCTTATTTAGTTTTGTGGTATCTCCCCCAATTTCAATCGTGATACCTTTTATTCTGTTTGCCCTTGTTTCCTCCTTTACAGTGCGTCTATGTCTGCTTGTGTTGCGATTTTTGGATAATCATAATCATCATTTTTTAGCTCAATAAACATGTCATTTACCATTCCAATGCTTAATAGCTCCAGATCGGAAATAGAAATACCGCACTGCACACACCTGAGCATGAACAATGCGGTATTGACTTCTCTATCTATTTCCCGCTCTTTTTTTTTGGAATTGACATTTGTTTATTTTCCATCTTCCACATATCCATGATTTCTGGCATGATCTCATAAATATCGAATGTTTCAAACTGCTCCAGCCACTCGTCAATATCCTGCGGCTGTTCCGGATCTCCATGCTTGTGCATCAAAAATGCGATATTTTCAAACATTTCCAGCGACTCAATTGGAAGGCTGCTTTCAAATTCGCTCTCATCAAATTCTTTTCCTTCCTTTTTGCATTTGTTCTGCATTTCTTCCTTAAGTTTTTCCTGCACTTTGATCTGTTTTCCAATCTTCTGCATGTCGGTAAAAATATCCCTGCCAAATTTCAAACGGTAAATGCGTGGGATTGCCGCGGAACTCTTAAATTTGCATTCCACTCCGTTGATTGTTAATGTTTTCCGCATTTCATTCTCCTCCTACGCTACTTCTTGATCCGGAATGTATACTTTTTCAAACCATTTGTTGTAAAGTTCTTCCGCTGTTTCTGCTGTTGTTTTTGCTCTGACAGCCATTTTCTTTGCTTCTCCAACTGGTACAGCCGATGCGGAAATAGTTACTGTATCCGTTGTCGGCTCAATCGTATCTTCTGTGGTACTTGATTCCGTTGTAGGACGCGTTGACGTGCAACAGTAAAACCAGAATCTTGTTCCTCTCACATCTCCGTCAATTTCAAATCCCAGAGCGAACCGTTTCACTTTTGCAGTTGCCTCTTCCAACATCACTTTGTTTTTGTCGATATACTCGCTTAAAATCTTCTCTCGGAACTCATCTGTGATCATTGCCACTTCCCAGTCTCCTTCATATCCACTGTTGGATGAAGAGACATAATATTTCACACCGTCAGCGTAAAATGGCGTCAACTCTCCCTGTGCTTCCAGCGAAAGTGACACGGATCCTGGCAGCGCAAAAGGTGTATCAAATGTAATAGCTCCCATTTCATCTTCCTGTAATAATGCAATATGCGCATTACGGATATTAAACTTTACTTTATCTTTTTTCTGTGCCTGTCTTTCTTTCCTTACTTTCCCTCCACTTCATATAAAACTTCATACATGTTTTCCAACTTGATATACTGTTCATCTTTTTGCCAAAACAGTCCATACTTGTCGAGTATCTCCTCTACTTGTTTTTCCAGTTCAAAGTCTTTTTGATCTGTATAAAGCTCTATGTTTACTTTGTTACTTTTAAAATAGACTTTTCCGTCTGCCGAAAAATTATTGCTCCCCGGAATCAGCCAACAAATAAACGGAGGATTTACCGCTTCCTCCGTCTCAAAATGATGATATCTGTATTCAATTCCAATTTCCTGCAATATCCTCTCTACTTTTTCTTGTGTCATAGGCTTCTCTTTAACCTTTCCATCAAAATTTCCTTTGCATGCTTTTCTGCAATACTGATATGCGGGATTCCGTCTACTCTTCCACCATTTCTTTTCGCATGCCCATGTTCCAATAAGTGTGTGATGCGATAGGATGGCTTTTTAGAATACACTACTGTGTCAAACTTGTATCTTCCTTTCAGTTTGGCATCTCGTTTGTATGTCCAATGTTTTTTATAATCTCCATCTCTTTCCGGCGATGTCGTTCTAAGCTCTGCCGCCGTCTGCTTTGCTGTTTCTTTCACAGCTTTTTCCACCGCTTCCATTACATCTTCTCGATAAGCATCCAACTCATTGATCACTGCGATCGCCAATTCATCAATGTCAATTTTAGCCATATTCTCTCACATCCTCATAGAGTGTTGTAATCTTTTCCAATGACAAAAACATGCACGGAGGAGTCTGGTCATATTTATTCTGGATCTGCACAATTTTATACTGCATTCCCCGGATCATGCACACATCCATCGTTGATATATTGTCAATCGGCAGGATAGCTACTACTTCATCAATCTGGCTCGATAGTACCTTTGCTTCATAAAATCGTTTGATCCCAACCGTCCGATATCCAAACCGCACTTGTTCCTGTTTTGTTTCCACAATTTTCCGTCCTTGGACTTTGCATACCTCTAAACACCCATCATTAAATGTAACAAATTTTGTTTCCTTACGTCTCGGCATTTTTCTTCCTCCAGTTATGGATCTGTAATGCAATGATTTCTTGTTTGTAATTTTTTACAAATTCATCTACTTGACCGGCTCGCGCATACATGCAGTAATTCAAAAGCAGATCCTTTTCCGGTGTCTCTTCCTCAAAATTGCATTGCCCGATTTTCCCTTTTAAGTATGCTTTTCCACGTTCAATGATCCCGGAGAGCTTTTTTTTCTCTCCGAGTTCCATTTCCCAAGTGATGTCCAGAAAATTTTTTACATCCTCCAGTAGTTCCTCCATCTTTACTCCTTATTCTTTGTAACAGTAATTTGGTATGTCTTTGTCGTCTTACCATCTGTTACTTTTGCTTTCACAATGTTTCCGGCTCCTTCCTGCCAGTTTACTCTGCTTCCATTTGCAATCGGCTTCTCATTGTAAGTGATTTCTACTTCCGCAGTCGTATCTGCAACCACTGCCTGCACGGTGTTAGATGCATCCGTTGTTGTTAAAGTGTATGTCAGAGTCCCTTCTGTAAATGTTGGTGTAAGTGCATGTCCTCCAACTTTAAAGTCAGCAAGGTTTGCATTCTCAACATTCTCCTCTGGCTGCACTACTTCCACTTCGTATCTGGTCGGCTGTAATCCTGTAATGTCTAATAACACAAATGCATTGTCATCCATAGCAAATCCGTGCCCATACATTTTAATTAAATATACTCTTTCATCTTCCAGGAATCTGTAATCGTCAGAGTATAAGATTCTTCCTCCGTTTTCAATTCCTGATCCCATAAAATACAGTTTTGCCATTCCAAATACCGCTTTGCCTACAGCTACCGCCGGAGACTGGATAACCTCAAGCTGGAACGGAAGTGTACTCACATACCCGCCGCCTGGTGCTGGTCTCTGTGTTGCCGGAAGAACTTTACTGAAATAATCCGCCGGATTTACTACAAGAATCAGTGAATCCACTGTTCTTGACTGCCCTTTCTCATTGATTGCCATGATCGCAGCGATCTTTCCGAGCTGTATATCATCAAGCTTTGTGATTTTAATTGGATTCTTTTCTGGGTATTCTCCGCCTCTTACCAATACGTTTTCTCCTACCTGTCTGGTCATTCCGATCGGCATATCTTTTCCAGTACCGTTTACAATACCGTCTTCCAGTCCGTTTGCAAGTGCCTCATATAGCACTTCTCTAACATATCTGTCTAACCACTCTGGTCCCAGATCTAACATTGCTTTGCAAACCGGAAGGAACGCAGATAATTTGCTTAATGTTACATCCACTTCTTTGAATCCGGATGTGAGTTCCTGGATAATCTCTGCACAGAGTTTTCCCCATGCTGCCTTCTGGTATCCGTTGGTATTCATCATCATTCTTGTCAGACCAGTCACGGAAGTAAACTGGATTTTGGACAGTAACGGATGATTTGTTTTTAAGTCCTCAAATACTTTATCCAAGATTGTAAATGGCATCACCACATCGAGGTTTTCTACTGCCTGCTTTGGATTCGGTGCTTTCATTGCTTCGGAGAGTTTCTGATAATATTCTCTCTCTTTTGATGTCAGCTGTCTAACACCTCTGTCAGATAAGATTTTCTGATCTGTTTCTTCTACAATCGCTTTTGCCTGCTCTAAAACATTCTCCTGGATCTTATCGCACAGCTCCACAAACGCTGCCTGAAACTGTTCTGTATCCCCATCTTTGATTGCATCGTTCATTTTCTGTACGATAGCTTTCTTTTCCATTTCAATTACGTCTAAATTTTTCCTTGTATTGTTCCTCCTTTAAAAAGTTCTAAAATTTTATTTTTCTCCGGCTTTTTCTGCTGCCGCTCTTTCATTTTTGCGATCTGCTGGCGGAAGCTTTCCTGGCTGTTCAATTGCCTTTGCATGCTGGACAGTTTCTCCAAGATTTCTTCATTTCCTGTTGTTTCCGTTTTTTTATTCATGATCTCGTCGATCAGACCGTATTCCAAAGCTTTATCTGGTGTCAGATACGTTTCGTTCTGCATCAATTCAATCAGTTCTTCTTCGCTGATATTTGCCCTTTCTAAAAATACCTGCCGGTTCGCCTCCATCATGTCGTCAAGATCATCGGCATACTTCCTAAGCTGCGCTGCATTACCAGAGCAATACATCCACATATCATGGACAAGTGCCGTTGTGCCCAGGCACATTTTTCTTTCATCGCATGCTTGCAAAATCAAGAATGCAACACTGTGTGCCACCCCGTCCACAATGCCGACCTTTTTGTTTGAGCACTGCTTCAGTAGGTTATAAATTGCTACTCCCTCTTTTACAGATCCTCCATTGGAATTGATATGCAGCTCTATTGTCTGTCCTTCTGGAATATCCGAAAGTTTCTCCGCAAAATACTTAGCAGATGTTTCAGAGTCTTTGTATTCCCACGCATTCCAGTCAAATTCTCCATATTCTGTTACATCATCGTAGATGTACAGAAGGGTTTTATTTTCTGCCTGCACTGGCTCTATTCTCCAATTTGTAATGTTCTTCCTTTTCTCACCCCTTTCACTGAGTATCATTTTTATCCAATCCTGCAAGCAGGTCTTGAATCTTACTGTAATTCTTGGTCATAAAATGCTGATTCGCCCATTCCTCTTCAATCCGAGGTTTTCCGAGCACTTCTAAAATATCATTAATCGTAAAGGCTCCGCTTGATATTAACTTGTCCACTGGTGTCGCGATGTCAAAAATATCAATATGTTTTACCGCAAGTGTTTCAATTTTGATATACGTTCCTTGCTTAAATCCTTCGTACCCATTCCGTTTCCGGTTGATCTCCTGCTGCAACATTTTAATCAATGGATCTACGACAAAAGTCAGCAGCTCATCAATTGCTTTTCCGGTATCCTGTACATCTCCTTTTGCAAGGCTCGGCGGGAAGGAAAATCCTCTGGCAGTAAATTCGAATATATCATCTGCAAGTGATTTGATATCTCTTGTAGACTCAGTGGAATACGTCTTTCCGCTGTCCGATATATCCTGATACTCGTATCCATTAAATAATGGCAATACTGCATTTTCTTTACTGAAGAAATTTTTGAAATGTTCCGTCATGAGCTGATTGAAATTTTCGTTGAAATTATCATCTTCTTGAGCGATTGCTTCTATCTTTAAAATTCCTTTTTTTCCTCTTGACTTCTTGTATGCTTCCTGCGCATACACAATCAGTTTGGAGTACGTCTCGTACATTCCGTTCATCAATTTCCTCATGTCATTTGAGTTCAACTCAAAAAACATGACATCCGACATTTCCAATGTTTCTGATAGTTCATATCCGTCAATGACAATTCCGCTAAACTTGTAATCTTTCAAAGCAAAAATTTCTTTGCAGTAAGAATCAGCTACATACAATTTTTTGTTTACTTCCACGACAAGGCATTCATTGTTTCTATATAATTTTCCAATGAGTTTGTTCACGAATCCTGCTGCATTCTGATTTTGATTCGGCTCATAATTCCAAAGATAATACTCTGCAGCTTTAACTTCTTTTCCTTTTACATAAGTCTTAAATTCACATTTACTCACTGCATTTGCAATTTTATTTACGCAAGTCCAAAAAGCCAGTTCTCTGAGATAAATCTCATAGATCGCTCCCTGCACTTCTTTGTCATCCATAATATCCTGCATGTTAATGCTGATATTTCCGACTCCCAACTTCTTGATCAGCCAGTCTTTTATGCTTAACTTCCTACTCTCACCTCCTTAATAGCTGTATACCATTGTTGCCGGGGTTGGCTTTGGTCTCTTCTGTGGCAACTCATCTTCTATGGTCATTGCCGCTACCAATGCCATAAACGGATCCGTCTTCCTGCTTTTTGCTTCAATTTTCCCATACACAAAATTTCCCATATCAGCATCATCTTCTTTTCCTGGCTTTCTCCCATGCCTGATCAGCTTCGCATTGTTTGTTGCCCAGCGAAGCTCCGGTGCATCCCCCCAATTAAACCACCGATTTGTAAAGCAGCTATCAATTACTGGTGCAACCCTCATGACATCTGATGGCCTGATTAGTTTCAGATTTTTGTTTATTTTCAAATCAAACCCTATTTCTTTTAGATATTTTGCCAACAATGCGAACCGGAAATCATCAACTGCAAGCTTTTTGATGTTATACTTTTTCTTTGCTTGCTGAATATATTCTGTAATTACTGATGGATGTATTTCATTTTCATCTACCAGAGTCAGTCTTCCCATATCCGCCCATTCTTTCCACGGAGCTTTTATCCTTTCCAGATCATTTGATTGCAGGCACATCCATGAGTGGCTTACATCATATCTTTGGTCTCCGTCTCTAAAATGCAGATCCACCGAAGCCCAGTCATTTAATTTTGTATAGTCCACTCCACAAGTGCAGCTCCATCGTTCCAAATTTGGAAGAATAATATTGGTGGCTGCTATGTTCTCCCAATCTGTTACGCTCATCTCTTCTGCATTTTCCGGAATATTCATTCGTTTCGTCATAAATGCTGGCAACCTTCTCGGATTCTTTTTCCATTCCCGATATTCCTTCCTGATCTCTTCCAGTAGGTTTGGCAAATACGGAAGAGATGGGTTTGCCATCGGCCAGTTTGTTTCGTCATCGACATCTTCTTTTTTATTCAGTCTGCAAATAAAAGGCAAAAGACCATTGTCCGGTTCTCCTCCCCTCAAGATTCCTTCTGCTGTTTCCAGCAGATCATCCAGTGGTCCTTCCCGGACATCACCATTTGTCGTATAGTAAGATCTTCTCGGATGTTTCTTTTTTCCAAGACCGGTTGTAAATACATTGATATTCTTATAATCTTCATATTGATGGATCTCATTGAAGATACAGATTCCAGATCTCAAACCGTCCTTTCCCTTTGGACTGTTCGTTCTTCCTCGCATAACGCTTTTGGTTTTCAGGCTCACTACTTTTTCTTTTGTCCAATAAAAAAACTTCTTTAGCTTTTTCACAACAGATGGTTGCTCAAATGCATTTATGACATCTTGCACCGGTCTCATTGCCTGGTCCTCATTGTTCGCACAAATATCAACATCGTACTCCCGGATACCATTATATGGGGACATTAAGCACGCAGATTCTACCGCGATCGTACCATCTTTCCCCGCTCCTCTCCCCAACATACAGAGCAAATCCGGCCATCTCGGCAGCCCTGATTTGCTCCAATATGTGCAGTCATGCAGCCCGATTACGAACTTCTGCCAGGGGAAAATATCCTCAAATGGGAAGTATTTGGTAAGTCCCATATACTTTTCAAACTGCTCCTCATCGACATAAATATCTTCATTTTCAAAGCACCATTTCACATGTTTGATTAGCAGTTCTTGATCCTCGCACACTGCATAGGTTTTATGTTCAACAATATCAATCCACTCCTGGATATATGGATGGATTTTACAGCTCATCGTCATCATCTCCCGGATCTCCGGAAACCGGCTTAATTCCAATGCTGTCGAGTATTTTCAGCATCTGTGCACTTACCTTAATTCTTTGATCTATGGAGTCATTTTTCTTCTGTCCTTTTTGTCCTCCACCGTTGTCATATTTGACAACAGCTCCTCTCTTTTTTATGTCTGCAATCAGGTCATTTTCCAGGTCCCAAAAATCCATGTATTTATCTACTAAATCGATGTAATATTTCCCAGTGGTCCCATTCTTGGCCAACTGTTCCAAAAGGTCATCTTTGATTTCTTCTCTTAATATTTCTTTTCTCGTTTTTCTCGCCCTTAGACCACCCCTCCTTCACGCGCGCGCGGAAAAATCTCTTTTGTCAAGAGCACCCACCGGTCTCTTATGGCCAAATTAAAACCCGATTTTTTTCGACCGGGGGTACTCTCTCATTTTTACCATCTCTCTTCTGTCAATGGCTTCTTCTTTTCTTTTTTGCGGTATCCATGTACTTCTTCATGGCATTCATGACAGAGACTTATGAGGTTTCTTTTCTTCTCTCCCCTGAAGTAATACCAGATTTCTAATGACTTATCTGGATGCTTCTTTACATAGTTTACATGATGGACTGTTGTGGCTTTCTTGTACTTTCCTCTCTGCTTGCATATCTGGCATTCATATTTATCAAGTCTCAGGACTTCTTCTCGTTTCGTTTTCCATTTGCTCCATGTGTAAAATCTATGTATGTTTTCTTTTATGCATTTTTTTACAAATGCAATGTCACGCTCTGTCATGTTGCCTCCTTGTTGAGTTGCAGGAGAAGGACTCGAACCTCCGACTTCCAGCTAAGGAGACTGGCGAGCTTCCAACTGCTCTATCCTGCTATGTATGTGTGCTACATCGCACAGTGTGCAGGTTAGGATTCGAACCTAACAACGCGCCCGCTCTCACGGACCGCACTTTCCTTTAATGCTATCTGCACTCCTTTTTTTTGCGCAAAATAGGCTTTTGCCTAGAGCCTTTTACCGTCATTTGCTCAGGACGTAGAAAAGCACCCGGCTTTCGCCAGATGCTTCACTATTATTTACTATTCACTTCTTCAATAAATTCTTTCATCAGTTCGCTTATCTTTCCAGCTTGGCTGACTCCCGCTTCCTTGCAGGCAGATTCAAATTGTTCTACTAATTCTCTTTTCAGTTTGAACCCCTTTGTCATCCATCCAGCTTTCTTCTGGTACTTCTCTGATGCTATTGTTTGTGGAGTCGGATTACCTTTTGGCATGTTCACCCCTCCACTTCCGATATATTTTTTTCCCAACTAATCCAGCAACCACTGCAACTACAACCGCTACAATTATTTCTATTCTCATAGCTTTACACAGATGAACAATCGTGTTATATTTTATTTAACAAGAGAGGTTTTATCCCCTCTTGCCTTTCATTATTTTGTGATTAGCCAAGTAATAATTCCGGCTATCACTCCAGAAACAACTCCTGTGATTGTTTGAACTAGCACTTCAATCCAATCTATGGAGTTTTTCTTTTTCTTCTTTTTCTTTTTCTTTTTGCTCATCTGTTTCTCACCTCCTTACAAGTATATAATAACATATGGTTTACCATATATCAATACTTTTCAGGTAAGTTTTACTAAATTTAAGTGGATACTATCGGAATCGAACCGATGACTTACCAGTTATGAGCTGGTGTTTCTGCCCCTGAATTAAGTATCCGTAACGTGAGAAGAGGCAACCTTTTCTCGGTCGCCTCGGGTAAGAGTTAAAATTCACGAAGTAGTTACTTTGTAGCAATAACATATTACTACTTTTCTTCGGGACATTGTGGGACATTTTCAAAATTTTCGAAAAATCTTTGGATTCTTTTCTTTACATTCTCATCCGTGTACTTTACTTTCCGTTTGGGAAATATTCTATTCATGTATTCTGCTACTTGTATGTATGTCATATCGTCTATAAAATACATCCTAAACATTATTCTGAGTTCACTTTTTGGAATACTCTCAATGTACTCTTCTGCTTCTGTCATCAGCTCCAACAGTTCTTCTTCCTTTTCTTCCAATTTCCTTTTATATCTTTTCAGGTACGTTTTCTTTTTAACCTCTTCCGGAAATGGATAACCTGTAATCTTAATGCTTCCATACGTTCCGTCTGGTCGTGTTCCTTTCACGGAATCGGATACTACTGTTATATTTTCTATTTCTTTTTCAAGAGTTCTTATTCTCCTCTTTATATCTTTTATTTCTTCTCTCATTGCCGTGTATTCAACTAATATTGCCTTGTCCAATGTTTAGCCCCTTTCTTGTTAAATACTCCGCGACACTTAACTCTTTATACTCTCCTCTTCATCCGCGCCGTCTGAACCTTTCTTTTGTAGCCCGATCTTGGATCTCTATGCTCTTGATCCGGAATCCAGCGATTCCTGCTGCCTGCTCCAGCAGATCCAATACTTGTCTCACATGCTTTGGGATGTGTTCTGCATGCGCGATCGCTCTGTCTGCTGTTGGATCTTTATATCCTTCTTTATTCATCGTTTCCCTCCTTTACTGCTGCCTCCTTGGATGTTATAATTGGTTTATCAATTCTTTTTTATCTAAGGAGGCATTTCTATGTTCGATTATCAAAAATATCAGTCTTATGAAACATTTTTACTGTACCAAGAATTTCTTTCCATTCCAGACAATCCATTCTCCTTTCAAATCCCCGAAGGAATGGTGATGACCACTGATATGATACATACATTCCTGCAAGCTGCTTATAATGCAAAAGGTGTGTCTATTTTGGACTCTTAATATATGAATTCGGAAGTGGTTGCCATGCTATGCATCGTGCTTTCGTACCGCTAACATCTCCGCTCCAATGCCCATCTAGTTGCCACCCAATACCAAATGTTTCAAACATGCAATTATATTCTCCATACCGGAAATACTCATACCAAACAAGTACTTTTTCTAAATTTTCCGGAAGTTTCTCTTCTACCGGAATCCAGTCACTGTCTTTCTTTCCGTCCTCAAATCCTTTTTGATACCACTTTCTCCTGCTGCATCCTTCACAGTTTGGGATTTCATCTATGTGAGAGCGGATGGTTTCACTGCAAGCTTCGTATGCGCTTATAAATGATTCCGCTGTATCATTTGCAATTTCATCTAACTTGTCGCATGGTTTCTCCACTATCATTCTCCCAGCAAACTTAATTTTTTCATTTATCTCTTCCAAAATCTTCTTTAGCACGTTCATGTTATCCCTCTTTTCTTGATATCCTGTTAAATTCCTCTCTAAATCTTTCAACAACCCACGATTTTTCATAGTCATGTTCATCTGCAAATTCTTGAATATCTTGTATCACATGTTCTGCAAGGCTTTTCATTTCCTTTACAGCTTGGTTATAAATTGCATCACCCATCACTCCACCTCCAACAACTCTGGATTATCAAAAATATTTCCGAATACTTCAAACTCGCTTATCTCAATATAAAAATCTGTCAATGGCATCGGAAGGCAAAACGGTTCGCATTTGCTCAATGCATCTGTTTCAATTACTTCTGTATGCCATCCAACGACTCTATCCACGGTTTCTAATGTATCTACATCAATTACATTAAATTCTCCAAACGCAACTCTTACTAAATCATCATTGTTCTTATGCCCTCTTAAAATATCATTCCCCCAAATCTCCTTACCGTTCTTATCTTCAAGACCAGTGTATCGACAGATAGTGTCCGGAATAACTTCATGCATCACAATAATTTTTCCTAACTCTCCTTTAACCGCAACTTTATTACTGATTGGATGTATATATGCTTTGCCATTACATAATATTAAATTTCCTTCTACCCAGCTTTCACTAAATACATGCTTCGGATTTTCTTTTTTTGTTGTTTTTGCTTTAAAAAGGTTTTCTCTATTCATTTCTCTTGCCTCCTTGCTGTCGCATCTGCTCGATGTAAATATCTGTTGCGCACCTTACAATTTCCGGTTTGATTCCATCGTAATCAGTGCCTTTGTAAAAATTTTTGTCACACGATCTTTTGATCATGTATAGGATATCTTCAAATGTTTGTTCTTTCATTCTTCCTCTCTCCTATTCCGGCCAATCAAGTTTTTGTCCGCACCGATTACAACTTTTATTTCTATCAGAGTTCACAGTATTTCCACAACTAGGACAGAACCCATCAAAACATACTAATTCGCCGTTTATGTCTCTATATTCTGTTCGCATCTCCACTTTCTTCATCAGCTGCTTTTCCAATGCTTCGATTGCCGTATTATATAGTACTATATGTTTTTTTCTTTTTGCCTCTATTACTCTCCCACAATTTTCAAGTCCTTCCAGAGTATTGATTTCCATTCTAATAAGTTCTATCGCTTCTCTAACTTTCTTCTCGTCCATTTTCTACCTCGCTCCAATCAATTTTCTGTCCGCATTGTTCGCAGTAATTCGGCATATTCCCAAGACAATACCCATCTGCATATATCGTTAATGGTATGTATCCGCAATTATGACATTTATAATGTGTTTTCTCTGGGCATCCATTCTCGTCTGGCTTCTTCTTCGTATATCGCTCTTTCAGCTCATTCACTTGTTCCGGCGTAAGTCCGGTATCTTCATATTTTTTCAGCGCCCAGTATAATGTCATGGCATATTTTTTTACTTCTCTGCCATCAACACACGTTCTTTTCATTCCCCCATCGATTTTCTCGTCCGGAATTGTTAATCTCTCCATCTTCTTATGCCCTTTCTTTAACAAACTGCCCACATCTTGCCTTACCGCCTTTGCAGGTACCGCCATTTAACTGCTGCCATCTGCAATCTGTACACTCCTCGCAGATCTCTTTGCATTTGTTGTGGTGGTTTAAGATGTCGCATACATATTTTCCCATCTTACATCCTGTGCATTTTTCTTCTAATTCTTCCCCGCTCAGCTGATCTGGATACTTGCAGAGATTATCGCAGATATGCTCCATCATTCTGGTTGTGATTCTGTCCATTCTTGTTTCCATTTTCTAATCTTCTCCCGTCTCTTCCTTCAGTATTCTTTTCAGTTCTTCTTTTTCCTCCGGTGTCGCTCCTTTCGAGCAAGCCTCCACCAAGTCATCTATTTCCATTTTGGCCAATGCCACCATTTTATCCAACTCTTTATCAGTATTTTCCTTTCCAATCATTTTGGCCAGACTATTCCTTACTGCTTTTGTTATTATGGTGTAATCTGCTCTGACTTCCTCCACTGTTCCTTCTATTTCTATATTTCCTTCTTTGATCCAAATCATTCTCTTTCTCCTTCCGCATCCTCTTATCAGCTTCTGCCCGGAAAGAGCCACACGGCTCTTCCCACCAGTCTGGCTCTTCTCATTTTATGTCTGCAATTATTTTTCGGATACTTTCTACAACCCGTTCTGCTTTCATTTCTATTTCCTTTGCAAAGTATTTATCTCTTTCTTCTTCGCTCATTCGCGATAATTGCATTGTTTTTTGCATCTCTTCTTCGGCTCTTTCTTTTCCTATAGTTTCTTCCAGCACTTCCCTCACTGCTACCGTGATTACTCCATAATCCGCTAATGTCTCGTATAAGTCTCCTTTGATTTCTGTTGTTCCTCTTTCTGTTTTAATCATTTTTCTTTCTCCTTCTTGATTCAAATTTTGTACATGTTTCTGCGTCACAGTCTCTTCTATGACCGGTCTTTTCTAGGTAGTCACATAAGACTGTGGATTGCAGTTTTACGCTGTATTTGCACTTTGCGCAGCGTTTCTTGTGTGGTGGTATATCAAGCTTCACTGTTGATCTCCTTTATTACCTTGTTTATAAATTTATTTATAATCTTTTCTATCTCTTCCTGGGCTTTCTCTTCTTCCGCAGAGAGGGCAAAGTCCATTCTTGCCCGCATCAGGTGCATTAATACCAACCTCTGCCAGGGCTTCCCCTTTTCCAATATCTTCTTTACCGCTTTGTCTCGTTTCATTTCAACTCCTTTCTGAGGGGCGATCTGCCCCTCCTCCGATAGGTTAATGAGTTACTGTGATATATTAAATCCTTAGATCATAAGGCTTCGTCAATAAAATGGAATCCATCTGTCCACTTTTCCTGTTTGGGTTCCGGTGTGTTATCCACAATTCCGGTCAGATTATCCTCCTGGAATTTTGCTCTAAACTCCTCTCGGGTGTGATCACGCTCATAAGCCTGCTGCGCGCGTCTCCTCAAGATCATGTCGTTCGTCTTGTTATTGTGTACCGCCTCCGGTCCGGCGGTGTGATGCCGCACTCAGAGATATACCTTTAATCCGGTTTCTTCGCTGTTTTTCCGATCCGCTCCAGGAAAGACATGATGTTCTTGCACGCAAGCATGTTTTCTGTAATTTCCAGATAGGCAGCACAGATAACATGTTCCGTCTTTCTGGTGCATGATGGATTTTGTCTTCTTTCTGGTCTTTTTCCTTTTCCCCGGCTTCGGGAACATCATTTCTGACACTTTCCGACCTCCTTCAGATGCTCGATTAGGGCGGTGATATTGGTTTTTCCATCCGCAAAATGCTTTGTGTCCGGCTTTAAGAGATACTTTTCTTTTCCTTCACTTTCTCCCTTCCAGCTGGTGTAGGGATACTCTTTTACGATTATTGCAGATCCATCTGGGAGGTCGTATCGGTAAAACGTTTCTTCGGTGTAGGTGTTTCTACACCATACTGGCCACTTCTGATAATCATTTAAAAATGCTTCCCGCTCTTCTTTGTTCTTCAAACCCGGAAATGCTTCTTTGTATTCTGCTTCGATTATCTCCTCCCGAGGTACTTCCTGCTGCTCTTCTGTGACTGTTTGAGGCTCCAGGAAAGGCTCTTCAGTTATTCCTTCTACCACTTCTGGATAATCGTGGATTTCCATCTGCCCCGGGATCTCTTCTTGCATTGGATTTCCAATGCTTTCTTCTGTTTTTCGCAGCTCTCTGATCTCCCTTACTGTCATGTCTTTCGTGACCTGCTGCCGGGTGTCCTGCTCCAGGTAAAGCATTTCCTGCAACTGACTCTTTCCAAACTGCTGATACTCCTCTTTTAGGTATGGACTTTCCCCGTTTTGGCTAAACAATTCGTTCATTTTCATCCATCGGCTGGCAGTGCTGCGGTGCAGTCCATATTCTTGATCCGCAAACTCCCAGATGTCTTTGTATCCGTCTGCTTTATATTCCTCCGTCCTTTGGATTTTGCGGAGATAATACCCAACCTCCACAAAAGACTCCTTAATCTTGGTGATCCCGTCCCGGATTCCGGCTTTGGTCTCCTCGTAGGTCATGTTTGCGTACCAATTGCTGAGTTGGCCAGTCTGTGCCTGCTGCCTGCTCTTGCTGTTTAATGTGTCCAGTACATTAAATCCCATTACCTCTCCCTCCTTAGATACTCCTCGATAAACTTCTTATAATCCTGGGTGGCTCCGCACCGGGAAGAGTACTGCGTTACCGGCACTTGGCAGAGCGTTGCATCCTTTGCCTGCCGGGAATGCCGTATTTTTATGCTAAAGATTCGTTTGCCATATTCTTTCCGCAGCCATTCTTCGGCTTGCAGTGCTGCCTCGGTCTTTTCAAAATCCGTGATCAAGATTCCGGTGAGATTGGCTTTGCGGTTAATCTCTGTGATGTTTTGGATCTGACTCATCATTTCCACCATTCCATCCAGGGAGTAATTGTCCAGATTGATCGGAATTATTATCTCGTCTGATGCGATCAGCGCGTTTACCACATTCATTCCGATATCGGGTGGGTTATCAATGATGCAGCGCTCATATCCCACTAACTCGGATAGTGCCTTTTGATACCGGTCATGTTGTGCTACGTTTCCGAGTAACACTTCTTTTTCTGCTTTCTCCATGTAGATGTTGCATGGTATGATGTCTATGCATGGATTTTCGGTGTGCAGGATGTTTCCTCGGGTTTTCCCGGTCAAAAGCATGACGGAGCTTCCGATCATGCGCTCCGGAGTGTATCTTTTAAATGCCTGGGAGAGATTTCCTTGCTTATCGTTGTCAATCCCCAGTACCCTCTCTTTCCTGGAGAGGAGTTCGATCATGGCCACACTGGTGGTCGTCTTTCCAGTGCCGCCTTTTAAATTTACGATGCTTGTAATTTTCATCTGTTCTCCTCCACCTTTCTAATGATTTCGTCTGCCACTTCGTCCAATCCTGCATTTCTGAGGATTTCCGCTACCGCCTCAACCGATATATATTGTCCTCTTGCTTTGGTGTTTTCCTCGTCAATTTGACTTAGGATTTCAAAATTGAGGTCTACATCGCATGTTTCCTTGAGTTCTGCTGCATAGTCGCTTACTCTCACATAGCTCCCTCCAAAGCGGTCCAATTCCAAACAGTCGGCGCAGACTCTATTTAATTCCTTTTCAAAGTCTCCGATTCTCTTTTTCCTCCAGCCGTATTTGTCATACAACGTCCACAGTGTTGTTGTTTTGATCGTGGATACGATGCGCATTGCAAGCATGTTATAAAGTTCCCTCATGCCATCATAGCTTTTCATTGCCAACGGTAACTCTAAGATTCCTCTTGCTTTCATATCACTTTCCAATGCTTCAATTCCTTTTTCTTTTGCTACTCTAAGCGCGTAAGCCATACCTTCTCGTCTTAGTCTTTCTTCTTTCTTCATCGCGTTTTCTCCTCTTTTCCTCTTGTTTTCGGTCGTAATCTGTTTCGTACAGATATTCTTTGCCGTTATAGTAAAAGTAGTAAGTAGTACCCCTTACCTGCTCTTCCCCTATGTATCTGCCTCTGTCAGCTCCGTCATACATGGATCTGGCTTCTTTTTTGGCAATTTCTAGTTCGCTTTGCATTTCTCCATCTCCTCTCGAAGCAAATTCGTATGTTCCCAGTCATTCTCAACAAACTTTATGATGTGCTGCCGTCTATATGCGCTGATTTTCTCCCACTCTTTTCTGTGAGCAACATCCCTTCCGGTACTCGCTTTAAAATCTTTCTTTTCCCATATATCCAGCTGTGTCTCAAACATTCCCTTTACATATCTGTTGTCTGTATAAATCAACACTTCACAGTTCTGATCTAATCTTCTTAAGGCTTCAGCGGTGGCCTCTATGACTGCTGCGTTGTAAGTGCTCCATGCTTTCTTCGAGGCAAATCTTGTTTCTGCTTTTCCGCTCTTGCGGATGTACTCCAGGAGGAAGCAGTATCTTCTTTCCAATCGTTGCGGCGCTTTTTTATCCGCCTCGATGTATATGTTTACCTTGTACACTCGTATCCCCCCCTATCTTGATTAATGTGTAGTATCTATATGGGTATCCGGTTACTGGATTGATTCCCTCCACAACGGAGGTCTTGTCCACATAATAGCCTTTTGGAGGCTTAATCTCCTTTTGCCATGTCCTGCGTTTCATGACCTTTGTTTCTGGATCGCGCTCTATCATATTCCGAGATCTGGAATATGGCTCGCCCTGAGACAAATCTGATACCTTGGTAATGTACTCTGCTAAATCTTGGAAGCCTCCCTCTTCATAAAGCAGCTGCATGTGGACTCGTCCTTTTTTCCACTGCCTAGCAAGGAGTAGGTCTCCTCCATCTATCCGGTTTATAATCGCATGCGCATGTATGGCTCCTCTTGCTCCCTGCTCCATCTTTAGGATCCACTTTAACTGCTTGTCCTGCTTTTTGTAGTGGTACTTTAGTCTGTTTAAGAGGTTGGACATGTCCTTTTTGGCCGCCTCCATGTCTTTTGGTCTGTCAGATGCTCTATATGTAAAAGTCAGCCAGTAATCTCCTTCCGTGAAATTCCACTTGATCAGCCTTCTTACCTTTCTCACTTTCATCCACTGGTTCTGCTTCTTGATCTGCTCCGGAGTAGCTTTCTTTTTCTTCTCTCGCCTCTGTCCTGGTGCTCCATATCTCCCGGTGTGCTTCTCTTCCACCTCCAGCGAATCCTTAAAGGTCCATATATCCCTCTTGTACATTTTCTGCCTCCCTTAGTCGTAAGTTTAATATCCTAATCAAGTTTAAAAAGAGGTCATTTTCCTCTTCATTTTCTTGACATCCTGCCATACAAACTTTATACTAAAGGTAGGTGTTTAAAGCTGTATAGCTTACCCCTACGGTTCTCCCAAATCGTAGGGGTTTTCTTTTTCCAGATTTTCCAACAATCTTTCTGCCTCTGTCTTTACAAAGCGTAGCATTTGTATTGTTTCTTTCCTGGTCTCTTCCAGGTGCTCCTTTGGGGTTTTATATTTGCTCAGATTCGTGTATAGGCTTTCCAGTAGCTTTCTGTTTTGCGTTTCTGCAGTATCTAAATACTTTGATATCGTCCTTAAGTTTCCTCGACTCAGCGCCTCATTAAACGCATATCTGATTGCTCGTTCGACCGCTCCGCAGGTTACTTTGTATTTCATGGCTACTTTCTCGTAAAGCATCATCGTCTTGACCGTTTTCCATTCCCAGCTTTCCTCAAACAATTCCATGATGTATACAATATACTGAGCGCCTTTTAAGTGCATTCCGATTCCCATTTCAGGCAAAATCTTCTCAGCTTTTTCCCTTATCATTTGACTTTCCTTCTTTTTCCCTTTATAATTAAATTGGATTATTACTTGAGCGCATTATCGGTTCCCCAACCGTGCGCTCTTTTTTACTGGGTGAGTAATATCAATCAACTTCAACTCTTCCAGTCCTTTCTTTTCTTTCTCCGGAAACGGAATGATTTTTGCCATCGGAGCTGTTCTCTTCTCATATGTTTCAATTTTTTCATGTTTTTTAAAAAATCCTAAAATACTCATTTTATGCTGTCCTTTCTCTTTGCTCTCTTTCTGCTTTCGTAATGATTGCTGCAAAATTATTGATTCTTTCTTGTGCTTTTTCTGGTGTTACATCTTTACAGCAGCTATCATCTATTCTGATGACTGCGCTTCCATTTTTTATTGTTTTTGTGATCATGGCATTACCTCCCTGCTAATGCTTATGTAGCACAGCAAGTACAACTTACCCTTGTACTTGCTGTATTTTTTTATTTTTCTCCTCTCCGGCGATGCAGCTCTCTTTTAAAGGAGCTGCAAAGGAACAGCGAAGTGTGAATATGTGTATGAGTAGATTTTAGAAGGAATTTTAACAATGGGCTTTAATGTACTATTCACTAAGGCTACCTGCTGCCTTTTCTTCGTTGTTCCTTTGCAACTCCTTTCTTATTTTTCTTACGATAATTTTTCTCTTGATAGACATTCTTCTACCTTTTGATCAATAGCGATCGGCAGAGCGGTTTTTAGCATTTGCAATTCTTTTAATGTGATTCCTTTCTTCGTACACATTTCTATAATTTCTTTTGCTAAACGCTCTGCATTTCTGTAACTTTCCATTGCGTTCACTTTTCTCACCTCACTTATTGATTTTTTCTTTTTATCCTCCTATACTTTGATTACAGGCATCTGCCAATGCCGAGTATTAAGAAAGGATATGTTTCAATGCTAAATAAAAAATCCATTCGTATTTTGAAATACATTTATAAGCATCCCTATGTTCGTTGTTTAGATCTGCTATGCTTTAAACATAGGGGTATAGATCGAGAGTTTGCAGATAAAATCATCCCTCAACTCATTGATCAGAAATTTATTTCATGTCGCTCTGTTGCTTGCGAAATAGATGATTCTCCTGACAAAGTACAAAACTACAATGGCCTAGATGGATATTTTGTTACCCTCCCTGCCGGAGATATCATTGTTGAAACAGAATTGCGTGAAACTCGTAGATGGATAGTTGGGACATTGATTGCCGCAGCCTCTGTTATTGTAGGATTCTTATCATTGCGCTAAGAAATAGTACTGCGTATGATATCAACATAATGTACTTTAGGAAATTCGGGTAACGTAACCGAAGGCAAAGACGTTTGCCCGGATTTTCTTTTTTGTAATTTTTTCTTTCTTTTTTGGTCAATTCCTTGTCTACATACACAATAATTTCTCTTCTGCTCCTCCTGCTTTCCATCTCCTTATATCCTCTCACCTGTATCACCCTCTATATCATCTCTAGATTTCATGAATCTGTGCCTGGACTTCTGCTTTATGGGCGCGATAATCCGCCT